TGGATCGTCCTAAGACAGAACTGGCGTATAGGGTTCCGGCTTCAAAACTTACTAGAAGAAAGCTTGAGAGTAATGAGCAACTAAGAGAACTAGATGGACTTGACACAACTATTGACTGGAAAAACACTGGCGATAACTCTTACGATGGTGAGAAATTAAAATTATTAGCACACGACGAAAGCGGAAAATGGGAAAGACCGGACAACATATTAAACAACTGGCGAGTCACAAAAACAACACTAAGACTAGGATCAAGAATCGTAGGCAAGTGTATGATGGGCTCAACTTCAAACGCATTAGATAAAGGTGGAAACAACTTCAAAAAGTTATACTATAATTCAGACGTTACAAAAAGAAATCGAAACGGACAAACTTCTTCTGGACTCTATTCTATGTTCATCCCTATGGAGTGGAACTACGAAGGATTCATGGATTCTTACGGATCACCTGTTTTCGTTAGAAAAGAAAATACAGTCAAAGGAGTCGACGGTTTTGAAATTACAACAGGCGTTATTGAACACTGGGAAAACGAGGTTGAAGGTTTAAAAAACGACCAAGACAGTTTAAACGAATATTATAGACAGTTTCCAAGAACTGAAATGCATGCATTTAGGGACGAAGCTAAGCAAAGTTTATTTAATCTAACAAAAATATATCAGCAAATAGATTATAATTTAGATTCTAATAATATAGCTGCTGTTACTACAGGTAGCTTTATGTGGCAAAATGGTATAAAAGATAGTAGAGTTATATTCTCTCCTAATAAAGATGGTAGATTTAAAATTAGTTGGGTTCCGCCTGTTAATATACAGAATAAAATAATTAATAAAAACGGAGGCAAATATCCTGGTAACGAACATATAGGCGCATTTGGGTGTGATAGTTATGACATATCAGGAACAGTAGACGGTAAAGGATCTAATGGATCACTACATGGGCTAACTAAGTTTTCTATGGAAGACGCACCACCTAATCATTTCTTTTTGGAATACATATCAAGGCCACAAACAGCTGAAATATTCTTTGAAGACGTTTTAATGGCTTGTGTATTTTATGGTATGCCAATACTAGCTGAAAACAACAAACCAAGATTGTTATACTATTTTAAACGCAGAGGTTATAGAGGGTTCTCAATAAATCGTCCTGATAAAATTTGGAACAAACTATCTGTAACAGAAAAAGAAATTGGTGGAATACCTAATTCAAGTGAAGACATTAAGCAAGCTCACGCAGCAGCAATAGAGTCTTATATAGAAGAGTATATAGGTTTTACAGAAACTGGACAAGGTGATATGTACCATCAAAAGACATTAGAAGATTGGGCTGTTTTTAATATAAACAATAGAACTAAGCATGATGCTTCTATAAGCTCTGGTTTAGCTATAATGGCTTGTAACAAGAACAGATATAGACCAAATCCTGAAAAAAAATATCAACCTATAAAATTAGGTATTAAAAAATATCACAATGATGGGGTAATTTCAAAAATAATAAAATAAATAAATGAATCAGATTTCTTATAATAACAATAGTTCATTTCCAGATCAAGTTGTACCTGATGCAGAAAAAGCTACTTTAGAATATGGTCTTGCTGTGGGTAGAGCTATAGAAGGAGAGTGGTTTAGAAATTACGGAGGCGGTGGGCTAGGCGGTAATGCTACTAATTATACTAATTATCATAATTTAAGATTATACGCTAGAGGTGAACAAAATGTTCAAAAATACAAAGATGAATTAGCTATAAATGGAGATTTATCTTATTTAAACTTAGACTGGAAGCCAGTTCCTGTAATACCTAAATTTGTAGATATAGTTGTAAATGGTATGTCTCAAAGAAATTATGAAATAAAAGCTTTTGCTGTTGATCCTTTTTCTACTAAAAAAAGAACTAAATATGCTGAAGAACTTCTTAGAGACGTTCAAGAACAAGAACTAATGCAGCAAATTCAGCAAGCAACTGGAATGGATTTAAGGTCACCACAATACAAAAGACTTCAACTAGAGTCAGAAGAAGAAATTAAACTTCATTTACAATTAGATTATAAGCAATCAGTAGAAATAGCTGAAGAAGAAGTTATAAATGACGTATTAAATAGAAATAAGTTTGAGCTAGTTAAGCGTAGGTTTTGTGAAGATTTAACTATTTTAGGAATTGGCGCTGTTAAAACAAACTGGAACAGGGCGGAAGGTGTTGTTGTGGATTACGTAGATCCAGCTTCTTTGGTTTATTCATATACTGAAGATCCTAATTTTGAAGATCTTTATTACGTTGGTGAAGTAAAGTCAGTTAGTTTACCTGACTTAAAAATGCAATTTCCAAATATAACAGAAGAAGAAATGATTAGGATTCAAAAATATCCTGGAAATTCTGAATATTTAAGAAATTGGAGTGGTAGAAACGACTCACAAACAGTACAAGTAGTTTATTTTGAATATAAAACTTATTCAGATCAAGTTTTTAAAATTAAACAAACTGCTAATGGTTTAGAAAAAGCTTTAGAAAAGCCTGATACTTTTACGCCGCCACCAAATGATGGTTTTGAAAGGGTTTCTAGAACTATAGAAACTTTATACAGTGGAGTTAAAATACTAGGTCACCCTATGATGTTGAAATGGGGCTTAGCCGAACATATGACTAGGCCAACTGCAGATACTACTAGAGTAAAAATGAATTATAATATATGTGCTCCTAGAATGTATAAAGGACGTATAGATTCATTAGTTAATAGAATAACTGGTTTTGCTGATATGATTCAGTTAACTCACCTTAAGATACAACAAGTATTGTCTAGAGTAGTTCCAGATGGTGTATTCTTAGATATGGATGGTTTAGCAGAGGTTGATTTAGGTAATGGAACTAATTATAATCCAGCAGAAGCTTTAAATATGTATTTTCAAACAGGTTCTGTTGTTGGTAGAAGTTTAACTCAAGATGGTGATCCTAATAGAGGTAAAGTTCCAATACAAGAGTTACAGACTGGATCTGGTGGTGCTAAAATACAATCACTAATACAGACTTATCAATATTATCTACAAATGATAAGAGATGTAACTGGATTAAACGAAGCTAGAGACGGCGGTACTCCAGATAAAAACGCATTAGTCGGTTTACAAAAATTAGCAGCGGCTAATTCTAATACGGCAACTAGACACTTGCTTCAAGCTATGTTGTATTTAACATCAAGAACATGTGAGAATATAGCATTAAGAATATCAGATTCATTAGAATTTCCTTTTACTAGAACAGCTTTAGAAAATAGTATATCAAGATATAATGTGTCAACATTAGATGAGTTGTCAGATTTAAATATACACGATTTTGGTATATTTTTAAATTTAATGCCTGATGAAGAGGAAAAAGCAATGCTAGAACAGAATATTCAAATTGCTTTAAAAACTCAAGCTATAAACTTAGAAGATGCTATAGATCTTAGGGAGGTTAGTAATATTAAACTTGCTAATCAAATGCTTAAAGAAAGAAGAAAGCGTAAGCAAGCTGATGACCAAAGTAGACAGCAAGCTAATATACAAGCTCAAGCTCAAGCAAATGCTCAAGCCGCGGAACAAGCAACATTAGCTGAAATGCAAAAACAGCAAGCTCTAGCAGAGACAACAGTGCAAATAGAGCAAGCTAAATCTCAATTTGAAATAAGCGAAATGCAACAACAAGGGCAGATAGATAAAGAGATTCTTCAAATGAAATATGGATTTGATATTCAGTTAAAACAAATGGATATAAGTCAAATGTCTCAAAAAGAAAATGAAATAGAAGATAGAAAAGATAAAAGAACAAAAATCCAAGCAACCCAACAAAGTGAAATGATTTCACAAAGAAAAAACGATTTACTACCCATAGATTTTGAGTCTAAAGAAGATTTAACAAATATGGATATGAATAGTTTACAAAACCCAGGTCAATTAATGCCTGAATAAATTTTTATTAATTATTATATTATATTATGTCAGAAACAGTTCAAGATAAAGAGAAGGCACCTCTTAAAATAAAAAAGCCAAGAAAATTAACAAATAAAAAAGTTGAAGAAACTATAAAAGTTGATTTAGGTAAAAATAAAGATAAAGAAGAAATTACTAAAGTAGAGTTAAAAGAAGATTTAACTGAAGAAAAACAACCAGAAACTGCAGTCGCAATAGAAGAGATTAAAGATGAAGTTGTTAAAGATGACGCTATTAAAATTGATGAAAAAATAGATTCACCTATAGTAGAAGTAATAGAAGAAACTAAAAAAATAAACAGCGAGTTAAAAGAAGCTGTAAAAGATGAAAAAGTATTAGGCAAGAAGTTACCAGAGAACATTGAAAAACTTGTTTCTTTCATGGAGGAAACTGGTGGGAATGTAGAAGACTACGTTAGATTAAACACAGACTACTCTAATGTATCTCCAGAAACATTACTTGTAGAATACTATAAAAATACTAAACCACACTTAGAAAAAGAAGAAATTGATTTCATAATGGAAGACAATTTTACTTGGGATGAGGAAGTGGAAGAAGAGCGAGATATAAAAAAGAAAAAACTTGCTTTAAAAGAAGAAATTGCAAAAGCCAAAAGCTTTTTGGAAGAAACAAAGAGTAAATATTACGACGAGATCAAGTTGAGACCGGGCGCTACTCAGGAACAACAAAAGGCTATGGATTTTTTCAATAGATACAACAAAGAACAACAAATAGCAGAGCAGCATCATAATAATTTTCAACGTTCAACTAATGAGTTATTCGCTAATGAATTCAAAGGTTTTGAGTTTAATTTAGGTGAAAAGAAATTTAGATATAACGTTGGTAATACAAATGATGTAGTTGAAAAGCAGTCAAACTTAAACACATTCGTTAAGAAGTTCTTAAATGATAAGGGAGAAGTTATTGATACTGTAGGTTATCACAAAGCTATTTATGCCGCTGATAATGCCGATACAATAGCTAATCACTTCTACGAGCAAGGTAAAGCCGACGCAGTTAAAGATATGATGGCTAAATCTAAAAATATAAATCAAGATCCTAGGCCACAAGCTAATGGAGATGTTTTTATAGGAGGATTAAAAGTAAAAGCAGTTAATGGTGTTGATAGTTCTAAGTTGAAATTTAAAAGTAAAAAATAACAACAACTAAAAATTAAAAAACATGAGTTTTACAACAGGTGGGAGTTTTCCCGCAAGTTTAGTTCCTTCACAAAAAAGAATGGCGTTGAGAGATAATTATTTATCTTTTGATAGCACTGATGGTGGGAACTTCGCACAACAATATCTACCTGAGCTTTACGAAGCAGAAGTAGAAAGATACGGAAACCGAACTTTAGGTGGTTTCTTGAGAATGGTAGGAGCTGAAATGCCTATGACGTCTGATCAAGTAATTTGGTCTGAACAAAATAGACTTCACGTTTCTTATAAAAACGCCACAGCTACTGATGCTGTAGTTGGAGACACTAATGTTTCTGTAGAAATAATTATGGCTGATCAAGGTTCAACAACTGGTGCTGTAAGAGTAGGTCAAACAGTTCTTTTATCTGATAATGCTACTGGATTAGTTACATTAAAAGGTTTAGTTCAAAGTATTGGTGATGCCGCTCAAGGTATTGGCGCTACAAAGAATGTTCTTAAATTAGCTATATATGGAACTGTTGGAGGTACTCCAATTGCTTCTGCTGGACTTGTTTCTGGTGGAGCTAAAAATGTAAACTTATTTGTTTACGGTTCTGATTTTGGAAAAGGTACTGTAGGTATGGAAGGTTCTATTGAGCCATCTTTTACTCAATATGCTAATTCTCCAATTATAATAAAAGACAATTTTAAAATCAATGGTTCTGATGCTGCTCAAATTGGGTGGGTTGAAGTTGCTACTGAAGATGGAACTTCTGGATACCTATGGTATTTAAAAGCTGAATCTGAAACTAGATTAAGATTTGAAGATTATCTTGAAATGGCTATGATTGAAGGTGAATACATGGATGGATCAACTCCAGCCACTATTGTTAATTCTACCGTAAAATATGATTTTCCAACTGCTTCTGATGATCAGTTTGTTAAAGGTACAGAAGGTTTATTTGCTGCTATAGAAAAAAGAGGTAATGTATATTCTGGTTTTGCTGGAGCTGCTGCTCCTGGTTCAGGTGCTTTAGGTGATTTTGATGAAATCCTTAAAAACTTAGACAAGCAAGGTGCTATTGAAGAGAACATGTTATTCTTATCTAGAGCTACTGCTCTTGATTTTGATGATATGATTGCCGCTGTTAATGGTGGATTTGCTTCTACTCAAGCTGCTTCTTATGGTCTTTTTGACAATGATGGTGACATGGCATTAAACTTTGGATTTTCAGGTTTTAGAAGAGGTTCTTATGACTTCTATAAGACTGATTGGAAATACTTAAATGATGCTTCTACTAGAGGATTATCTAAAGAAATCGATGGTGTAATGGTTCCTGCTGGAACAACTACAGTATACGATCAAATGTTAGGATCTAATATTAGACGTCCATTCTTACACGTAAGATATAGAGCTTCTGAAACTGAAGATCGAAGAATGAAATCTTGGATTACTGGTTCAGTAGGTGGTGCTTACACTGACACTTTAGATGCGATGACTGTAAGTTTCTTATCTGAAAGATGT